CTATATGTGTTGTTACACTCACTATTGCAACACCCCTATAATAGATATTGTGGGGGAGTTATGCACTCCCCCACAATATCAGATTATTCAATTATTTAGAATGTATCTCCAACCGTCAGTTGATACACTGCGGCAGGATAGTACATTACTGGAAGACATAAATCCTCAATAACTTGGGTAGTACCTTCAGGATGATCACTGTCAATAGAACGCATGCGAACGCCATAAGTAGTAGGTAGTCCATAAGGAGCTTGCATCATTTCTGCAATAGGCTGACCATCAACAGAAGGAACAACGCCTACTACTTTATTTGGACTTAGGAAATACTTATTCATTGCTAACTGTGATTTATAAGCAATTCCAGTATATCCAGTAAGAGCAGTAGACAAGGTAATGGCTCCTGTAGCTTGGTTTACTGCGGTAATCTTTGCGCGAGCCCCTGCTGGGCCGTGCACAGTATTCTTTATATATACTTCTCCTCCAACAACAAAGTCAGAAGGGTCTACCACGTAAATAGTGGTTCCAGAAGTATACGCTTGAGCTAGGGGAGACTCTACTGTGTATGAATTGCCATAAGGAATGAGCCTCCCAATACCAAACAATTCAGCAATAGCCCCAGCCTGATTAGCATTTACTTGAGAGTCAGAAATATTCGCATTTTTAATAAGTCCACGAATAACTGAATCCTGTAGCATTGTTTCTACAAGAAGGGGGTTAATATATACCTCAATATCAGAAACGTCCATCTCTAAAGAATATTGTAGCCTATTCTTCATAGCTGCAATATCTCCAAAGATGTTACGAGCAGTAATTTCTCCTGAATCTCCATACCACTCTGCTGAGGAACCTAAAGTTACTTGATGTGAAGTAGGAATACCCCAAGAAACAGAAGCAAAAGTAGGAGCGGAGGAAGTTGCTTTTAAACTATAAGACATTGTTCCCTCAAATAATGCTTGAGAAAACATCCATTCACGCCTACGTCTAGCGGAATTAATCATCTTAACGGCAGTACGAGCAACTTCCGTAGCACCCATACGCTTAGTTTGAGTAGTTCCGGGTTCGCGCAGGTTGTTTAGGAACTCTTCACCGTAAAACTTCTCGGACTGGAAGTAAGCGGCCTTTGCACTATGCTTGCCAACACCGTCATCACCGAAGCTAGGGCCACGGCTACCACGGGCAACGAACGGAATCATGCCAGCAGAACCATAACGGCTTTCCCATTCAATAGTATCAGAAGGGGCGTTAGAGGTTGGAAACTTATTGGACAGCACCATAGATACTGGTGCCGGAGTCTTCTCAATAAGACTAGTTAGTGTGCTAAGGTGTAGCTCAGGAATATTAGAACCTTTCATATTATATGCTCCTTATTTGATATATGCACGGTTACTGAACTTCAGTACACCAAGGGAAGTAATAGCAGCGGCATCAAGGTTAAACAGTGGGGGAGAGTAGACGATAGCATTAGATACGATAGCAGAAACCTGAGCACCCTTTGCAGAAGTGCCAACACCAGTATCAACAGACTTATCAATCATGAACATAGCAGTAGAGAACTTACCAGAAGCACCGGACTTTACATACACATGAGCAGACTTAGCAGTGGTGTACTGAGCAGAGTCTACGGCATTGGTAAAGGTAATGGTGGATACACCGGAAGTGGTAGAGATGTCGGTAATAGCACCACATTCAAAGTAAATGGGGTCGTTATTAGCAAGAATAAGCAGATCGCCTACAGCGTACTTGCCGGATTCGTTTTCGCTTACAGTAAGAGTAGTGCCAGTGTAAGATACGTTAGCAAGAACGGGAGAAGTCGCTACATCATCGGAGTAGGTAGTCTTGACGTAAGGAACAAACTCACCATTAGCATCTTCAGCAACAACAGTACCAGCTTCTACCCAACCAAAACCTTTCTTGAGTTTAAGAGAGGCAAGCATGGTGGAATCATTAGGGAAACCATCGGTGTATAGATGCGGTTGATCGTACTGGACGCCTCTATTGATCTGTGGAGTATCACCATAACCAACAGCGTATGTATTAATAGTAATAGCCATAATTATTTATTCTCCTTATGAATGCCAGCGAGGGCAAGCATCTCATCAGCAAGGGAATCAGCTTTATCATCACTGAAACTATTCTCGCCAGCTACAGTTTTAGTCTGGACACCTGAACCTTGAACAATAGGGTCTTTATTTACACTACCCGCCCAAAATTCAACTTCCTTGGCAACGGCTTCAGCAAAAGCAGTTTCATCAAAGCCGTTTTCACCAACAAACTTTTCAGCAGAAACAAAAGACCTTACCTTTTCACACAGACGCTCAGGTACTTCGGCTTCCTTCAGCTTTTCATTCCAAATACGGTCAGCAAATTCTTTACGGGAACTTTCTTCATGAACTAGTTTTTCTTTTTCTAGTTCCTTGACTTTTTGCTCAAACTCTGTTACCTTGGCAGTAAATTCAGCTACCTTAGTTTCATGCTCAACAATAAGAGCGCGTTTTTCAGCATCGAACTTAGTCTTTTCCTCATCCACAATAAGGTCTACAATCTTCTTGTATTCCTCTGGATGCGTTTCTTTAAATTCGTGACGATCCATAATTTTCTCCAATTTATCTTGGGTTTGTTTATCGTTTTTTTGTGAAATAAAAATGGAATTAGATAACTCCACCATCTCATCCTCTGCCTCATTAAATACCTGTGAAGAAGTGTGGGAATCATACCCAAAGACGCATACTGAACACTCTTTAAATTGAGTCTCTCTCCAAATATGCCCCGGACCTACAAATTCTTTTCCATTAACAACAGTGGTTACACCATCTTCAATGTACTCAATTTTAGTAGGATTTCCGTGGATAGATGATTGGAAAGGCATGCCTTCTTTAGAATATTTTTTAAAACTAGCTACTTTTTCATTATCCATAAAAGTAACTTCATTCTCTGTAAAAACTAAACCCTCTTCTGTAATTGAAGGAGTAGTTGAATACCCTAAAATACTATCTAGTTCTCTTTCATGCGCCCATAAAATAGGATACTTATCGGACTCAAATTTAAAACCATTTAAATCAAAGATGAGATTTCCCCAATACCAATGATTAGGAATCATCTCACCACTATAACCGACCATCTTAAATCTATCTTTAGTATCTTCATCTTTGCCTTTAAGAAACTCACAATGAGCATCTGTGCTTGCTAAAAAAGATAGAGCTTTCTTAGGAACGGAAGTGAAATCTTTCATATTGTTGTCCTTATCCGAACTAAACTTTGAATTTGCTATGCGTATTGCTTTTGGGGCGCATGTTTTATCTGTACCACCATCTTTTATACATTTATCTAATACTCCATTCGCAACAGAAACCCATTTCTTCTTTTGATTAGAATTGAGTCCTTTCTTATGTTTATCTACATCACTTGTTTTAAATGGCATGTATTTCTCACTTTATAGGTATTCATTATATCAAAAATAATATCGTTTGTCAATACCCTATAATTTATTTACTTTTACTTTATTCCTATAGTTTCTTGATTCACACCATTCAGAAATCCATCCAGGAGAGTTTGTGATTACTTTTGCTTTAGGCCAATAATCCTCCCACCATACCCTAAATGCCTCATATCTATCAGTTAAATCCACCCCTATCAATTCTATTTCTTTATATCCCATAGCAACCAATGTATCTAAAGCAAATAAGGAAGAACTACCTCCATATACTTTGCTTCTAAAAATACTTACTGTTGGATTTCTGACTACTTTATTGCTTATAAAATAAATATTGTCACAAGGAAGGTTTTTCTTTCTTCTGATATTTAATCTAATACCAAATAATTGAGGGTGGAGTGAAAGCCAATATTTAATATTATTTGGGTATCTCAGTCCTACTCTATTTACTACAGCTACAGGATATTGTGAACTAATAAAATCCTTCCCACTAGGACCATCCCCAACTAAAACAATCTTATTACTATCAGCAGATGGCAGTATATTTATTATTACAGGCTTTTTATAACTAAATTCTGAAGGTGGAGATTCGTACAAAGATAGTTTTGCTGAATCTCCGACCTTCCAATTTTTATTTCTCCAAAAACAATCCTTAATACAGAATACAGGAAGCATTACTTAGTATCAGACTTCTTAGGTTTGCTGACATTTTCTTTTTCTTGCGTATTTGATTTGTTCTCTGCTTCTTCTTTCTCTTGAACAGACTCTTCATCAATACCATAAGTTAATTCTGGGTATTTAGCTTCTTCCTCAGCAGCACGAAGTCTCAGGGACCTGTAAGAAGAGAACCCAAGACGTTTAGCGACTTCTTCAGCAGGAATACCTAAAGATTTCGTAACAGGGCCGTGTTTGCTTCCAAGATATGCTGTTACCCTTTCAGCAACCCCACTGTTTTGTGATTGTGGGAAACTAAAATCTATGAGCCAACCAGCAGTATATTTTTTTCGCTTAAAGATAGGATTTTTATTCTTATCAAAATCAACTGCTCGCATTACATTATATTCATATTTGAATGTAGATACGGCAGAGGAAAGGAAGAAGATATTATCCCAAAAATCAAATCTAAGAAAAGGCTCAAGGTTAGCAATCTCATCTTGAATACGGTCTGTTTGAGTACCATGTGTTTCGGATAGAGAGGATTTGTTTCTATTTGATCTTCCCATAAGAGAATCATCAGATACATTGAGTCCGCTGAATACAAAATCTAGAATATCGCTGTCACTATCACTAATCTTAGGGAGTTGAGGAGATACGGCCTTCATTTTCATGCCGGGAGGAACCATCATAGTACCGCCAGCAGACTTTTTAGCCATTAAACCCGTAGCCGCCCTATCCTCATCTGAAAGAGCAAGCCACTGTCTAAAGGCTTTCGCATCTTCCATTTCCACGATCCAAAGATATGAACCAGCAGACTTCTTATGATCAATTTCAAATTTCTTTAACTGCTCATACATATTAATCCACACAAGAACAGTTCTAATGTGGGAAATATTGCGAGTAGTTAACCAGCCCTTATCCCATTGAATAACAAAACGCTTATATCCACCAAGTTTCTTATATTTAGCAGAGGAGTCTTGAGAAGAGGATAGATAAGATTGTTGGAAATAAGGGCTTTTCTTGATAAAAGAATCTAGTTCTGGATACCTAGCAACGTAGATAGAGGGGATAAGTTCATGCTGCTGTACATTATCTTCTGTACTATAGACAAAATCATAAGCCAAAGGCATTCCTGGCTTTGTAGGATGAAATAGAATACCTTCAGATGCTTTCCCCGAATATTCTAGAGTAGATGGATCACGAAAATCAATTTCAACAAATCCATCTTTATGCACAGTTAATACAAGAAATAGTTCTCCCTCTATTTGACTTCTACCAACATATTTTGGAAGCATTGAGAAAAGCCTATTCCTAAAATCATACGCAATTTCTGTAATCTTATCTTGAATTTCTGGAATGTCTGAATATACGTCAAAACCCTTACCAACCATTCTGCCGACATAATCACGAACAGCGGAGTTGATTTGCGGGTTACTGTTGAACTTATCCCATAGTTCCTTTTGTAAATCCTTAAACTCCATATTATTGTAGTAATCCGTTCCGAATGTGCGTAGGGTAATCGGATTATCATCTGGTCTGTTTGGGTTATATACTAAAGTAAACTGATAATTACTAAGTTCTTCATTACTTAATTTGGATAATCTTTCTAATCTTTCATCATATTTTAAAGTATTTTCGTCTTTTTCCATGTTTTTCTCCAATTATAGATAAATTATTGGAGTATTATACACTTTATAATAGTATTTGTCAATAGATTATTTATTATCAACATATGTTCCAAAAAACGAAACAGCACTAATAACTCTAAACATGTCTAAACCAACATGTCTTAACCCATATATATTCATTGCAATACTATCAACCCCGTCATCCTGTACCCCGCCTAATTTCTTCTTTTCATCAGAACCATAGGTTGTTTTTCTACCGTCAAACGTAACAGAGAAGTGGTCAAATTGTTCTTCAAGCATATCACTGTGTCTAATTCCAGAAATACCAATATCTGGTTTTTTGAACTTACAGTCATCAACAATAGTATACAAAATAGAAAAAACTTCCGTTTGCTTTTGTTCTGAGAAATGAACTACCTCTGGTTTTTTTACTATTTCTTCTTCAATCAACCAACCAGCAACATCAGATACTCCATAGCGGTCAGAAGAGAAAGATTCTATGCCATAATACAAATCATTCCACTCTCCAATAACCTGCTGTAATTCTCCTGAAGTATTCTTTCTGGCTACATAATAACCAATCAAAATATAGATATAATTTGGAGATTTGGTTTCATTTAATCCTACCATATACTGCGTTGGATTAGATTTACTTCCAGGCAATCCTTTTGCAACGCATGTTAATACAGTTTGAGCAGATGAACGAATAGCCATAGGATCACTTCTATCCAAACCAACCCCAATAGCCCAATCCGTATCATATATCTCTGTCAATTCTTCTAATACTTCTGTTGGTATTGAATAGTTAGCATCAGTAAGGGCAGGGGTATAATTATGAATGGGGATCAATCTTCTTCTTTCAAAATACTCTACATCCGCATTTGGTTTTTGAGAAAGATTTTTCTGTTCTGCAAAGTTAACTTGCTCTTCGTATTTTTCTAATTTTTCTAGAGCATCTTTTATTCCATCTTGATTTCCTACTAGCCCGTCTGCTCCAATATAACTCATCGCAGCAATATTAGTTTTAGAGAATAAGCCTTTCTGAGCAGTATCCCAAGTGTTTTTGAAATACATATCAAACGCTGCTGGATTTGCTGCGTTTGCTGCTTTAAAACCGTCTAATTGTTTCTGAGTATTAGCAGGAGAATAATAGCCAGAAATATCCGCTGTAGGGTTGCATTTATATAAAAAATACCAGTTTTCAGAACCTTTTGCATTCTTCTGTTTCTGCTCATACAACTCATATAGTTTATGATCTCTAGTGGATACAGTAGAATCAATAACTCCTAATGCGTTTGGAGTGTTACGTGTTGATGTATAAATGTCATTAAAGAAAGGAGCATCAGGACGGGATTGGAAAAACTCAGAGAAGGTAAATCCTGTTGCGTTTGATAAAACACCTGTGAATGTAGACACAGTAGTAATAAAAGAAATTTTCAGTCCCTTTGAATCATATATAGCGATTTCTTTTTGTTTAATCTTCTTTTCCCCACCAACAAGAGCAAGCAATGTTGGGGAAATTCTAAGAAATTTCTCTAATACTTCTCTGTGAGCAAAGGAGGACTGTTCTTTTGAGTTTGCGGCAAGAAATATACGTTGATCTGAAAAAACAAAAAACTTCCACGCCTGAACCAACACCGCCATGAAAGATTTACCTTCTCCACGCTCAGTACAAAATATAATAAGATTGTGAATAAGGCGGTTATCTGGTCCTATTGCAAGTGCTTTCCTGCATTCCTCTTTTTGCCAACACCAAAAATCCCACCAACTTTTTCCAGTTTCAGGTTCAGGTTCTCTTGAAAGGTCAGAAAGATAGGTAGGGCGTTTTATTGATGTTCCAGGCAGGTAGGCTTCTACTCTAACATTCTCCTCTGCCCAAATAATAAAGCCTTCTCCTCCTTGACGATATAAAGGGATTCTTTGTGCATATAAAGCCTGAAGTTGCTTGTTGTAAACATGCTCAAGTATTTGTCCTTTCTCATATTTTTCTACTAAAGCATCTCTCTGCGCTTTATATTCTTCTGAGGTTAATTGTTTCTTTTTGTTGGTAGTCTTTTTAGCCATAATACTCTACATCATCACCTATTTCCATATGATACCGAACAATATCCCCATCACTATTCTCAAAAGTCAATGTTTGTGGATAACCCTCTATCTCTAGTAATTCGTTTAGTTTATCTAGGTAAACTTCTAACATTTCGTCCATTTTATTCCTCTCTTAATGCGTTAGCTAAACTGTCAACAGCAAGTTCTTTTTCAACCAAATACGCCGCAGCCTCTTTTCCAAAAATTGAATCGTATGCTTTTCTAATAGATGCCAGAACATCCCTTTGTGCTTTATAAATAGGATGAATCTTCCCATCTAACATTGGAGAAGGCAGTGATATTCTAATTATTTCAAATTGCAACCATTGATTCCACAGAGAGAATAGCCCTGTTCCCAGTAAATGCTTTTGAAACTCTTTGATTTCCCTTTCTTCTAATGTGGCTAATGTTGCAGATTTAACTTCATTAAGAAATCTATAAGCCATATCACATTTAATTGTATTTCCGTTATATGGGCAGTCTCCCCAAATAGGACAAGTTTCTTCACACTTATGAACAGCTTGCCAAAATAGGATTGAAGTGTCTTGCTCCTTCAAGACAGTGTTCTTAAGTTTAGGAACTACTGCTAAATCTTGCTCTGTCTTATTTCCCATTTCTCATCTCACAAGGATCATCGCCAAACAGAAGCATAGCAACCCCTGCATAAAGCCAACTTAGGTTAACAATAATTCCTAAAAGCAAAATAAATGGAATTTTAATTACTCTTTGGAATATACTTAGTTTCGATTTGCAAGGGACTGTCTCCACAATATCTCCTTAGTAGTTTCAGTATGTTTTGTCCATAAAACTTAGTGTAAATCAAGTTTCTGAACTCAATGGCATCTTTTTTTCTTCTAAACAGTTTCTTAATCTCTAAATCAGGGTTATCTTGGAATATATGACAACACCATCTCTTCTCTCTATTGTTATAAAATATTCCCCTAAACTTAGACTTACCTACTTTTGGAGTCCTGAATATAAAAGCAAAAGTTCTATTATCCATTATCTCCAAATTGCTTCTTCTTAAATCGAACTTGTCTCCATTCAAAGGAACTGCAATATAGCCTTCTTCAATATCAAATATATAGTTTGCTACTGAAATTGTCCTTCCATCTTTCAAGTATGTGGTGGGCGTTCCGCTCCTTGAAATAAAAAAGTTATTATATTTTAACTTATTTGTGTTACATTTGTCAACAACTATTTTTATCCATTCTTTCTTTGTTGGTCTGAATATAAGAATTGTATTGTATGTGGATTTACTTCTATCTACTAATATGCTTCCATCTCCATTTGTCGTGATGAATCCATATTCTTTTATCTGTCTTCCATGTCTAACACAGTATTTAGTAAACGGTCCTGTTCGTTGTTTGCAGAATGGTATTTCGCATATGCTTTTCTTTTCGTTTTTTCTATATACTCTTTCTTCTGATCTAGTCTTAAAAAAAACTCCTGCTTCTGCATATCTGAGGTGAACCGGGCAATAACCATCTACCAATGCCTTTTTGTTACACCACTTATAGCAGCAAGTAGGAGCTTCTTTTTGTTTTCCATATTCTATTTCAGTTGTGTTGAAATAGTTGGAAATAAGTTTATCTATATATTTAGTTCCCATCTATAATTTCCATTTTCATCTACATACTCTTTAGCCAATACCTTGTTTTTTACTTTATACATACGCAATGGACCATCATAGATAATATACATATCCATAGCATCACAATAAGATATATTATTTTT